GTAAACAACAAAACCAATTATTAAGGTTAGTTTTAAGTTAAAAAACAGCAGTAAAAGAACAATCAAAAGCAGATAACCAATCACGGACACCTCTTCATCAGTTCCATCATTTGATTATAATACAACAGCCTAAACTCAAAGTCTTCTGCAGTCAAAGCCGCACGCCTCAAGTTCTCTATCCTACGCCAGAACAATTCGTCGGTCATAGGTAATGTAGTATACTCATACAAGTCTGGTCTAATTATTACTAACATACTTTCTCCTTTTCTAGTAGCGAGGGGCACCCTATTGTCTATTCCCTCCGTTCTGTATCTTACGTTGGGAGAGCTACTGTGGTAGTCCTTTTTTATATGTGCGGCTACCAACACATAAAACCTTTATAGTCCCATTCTATTTTATAGTCAAGCTTTATTTTCTAATTCTTTTACTTCCTCAAACGTCGTTTCAATACTGTACTGTTCCTTCAAGTCCTGTAACTTCTTCTCTACCTCTTCTCTCGACATAGAGTCAATCGTACCTGTGAGTATTTCTTTCTTATCAACATACAACCCAGCTATCTGTCCTCTCCTGGTCTCAGCAGCTACGGCAGCGTTCCAGTTACCTGAAGCAGACGCCTGGTCTCTGATTCTTGCTAATGTAGACAACGATCGTTCCTGAGTACACCTGTATCTCTCTGTATTTGCTCTAACCTCTGAATCAATAGCTTTTGCAACAAAAGGATATAACTCAGGGTTCTGAAGACGAGATGCCAGCTCAGTAGCACTCTTTTTACTATAACCAGCCTCAGCAGCACACTGTGATGCAGACTTCAACCCCTCTGAATGAACCAACAAAAGAATAAACTTTCTCTGTTTTTGTGTTATTTTCGGGTGATATAATGCTTCTGACAGCGGTTCAGGTATAAATATATCTTTGTTATCTTCTTCCATAATGCACCTTTTCTATAGATGTTTTTCTCAAATAATAATTATATTACTAAATATTTCCGAGAAATGCGAGTTTTTTTCGTAAAATATAGATATCTTGTAACCTGTAAATAGTTGTAAGTTACAAGAAGTTACAAAAAAAGGTAAGTATTCTGCTACTTGTAACCTTGTTACCTTGTAACTTGTATTTTACTAAAAAAATATTTTAAAATAAATTTCTCATAGAAACATCTATAGAGAACGGCATTTATAAAAACATCTTTGGGTCTTGACTAACTACTCTTAATGCTTTTTCCAATGCTTTTCGCCCATCAGTCATGATGATTTCCCACTCTTCTGCGGTATATGCTCTATCGTGTTTAGGATTGTAAAATTTTACGTTGACATCACCACAATGGCGACACTTATAAACTTTTCTTACTGGGCTTTCTGGTAGTCGTGTGTACATACCTTTTTATCCTTTGTAATGGAAATAAAACCACATTCTCGGGCAGTTTTTCTCTAAAATAGATTGAATCCATGACTTTCATAGACTCTAGTCTTTCATATTGACCCGTGGTCCGTGATGCGAGGAGCGTGTCCAATAAATCGCGTTGCTTTAATATCTCTTGATCGCTCATTTCTTTATTGATCCGCCTCTTTTTTTCTTCATTACCTTACCAGCAGGTCCTTTAGACTGTGTTTTTTTACGAAATCCAGTGCCTGCAAGGACACCACTATCTTTAGCATTCATAAAATCGTCAATATTAAGTCTTCCAGTTGGTTTTCTGCTTCTGGCTAAATTTAAAATTCTGTTAGTCATGCGACCAGGATTCTTATCAATGTAGTCTTGAAGCTGTTTACCCATCATTCTAGGTGGGCTTTTACTTTTCTTCTTCGGTGGTCTCATTACCATAATACTCTCCTATTTTTTACTTTTCTTTAACCTAGTTCTAATTTGCTTGTTTGTTTCACGAGGTAATCCTAAACTTTGTCTTCGGTTTGCTCTTTTATACGCTTTAAAAGCCTTACCAAGGCCCTTTATAGCTATACCTGCTCCTCTAATTGCTAATCCTAACACAATACTCTCCTATTTTTTACTTTTCATAGCTTCTATAGCTGCTTTTATAGCATCGCTGCTTTTTATTCCACCTGCAGCTCTAAGATCTTTGACGATCTTTGGTGTTTTTACTTTTGTTGTCTTTTTTGGTTTTGTTTTAGGTCTAATTTTATCCAGATTCTTTGGCTTTTTCTTTGGTTTAATGCCTGGACCATACAATCTTTCGATCATTTCATCGACTTCATTTCTTCTTTTATCTCTTTTTTCTTTAAAGATTTGACCTTTTCTAAGACTCTCTCCTGCTTCGCCGCCCATAGCGTATCCACCAGCTTTTTTAACTCTTGATCTAATGTCAACAAACTTTTTAGCTGGAGTTTCAATGGTACTAATTGTACCTTTCCTTAATTTCTTTTTTAAATCAGGAAATAACTTAATCGTTTTGATTGTTAAATCGGCGTCTTTAAATTTACCCATACCAAGTCCTTTGTTTCAGAGCTGCCGTAGTTAGGCATTTCGCTTCACAAGCAGCTCATGGTAACAGGTATAGTATATTATCACATTTGATGCAACTAAATATAGGGGAGGCTTGTGCTCCTCCCCTAACACTTTGATGATTTAACAGGTCATAATACCTTGGCAAAAAATTAATAAAAACCAAGTTTGAGGAATACCTGAACCATCCTCGTCTAAATTTAGGCTTTAAACACAGTGTGTGTAGCACCGCTGGAAGCCCTTCCTCAAATTTTAAAAGGGCGGTTCGCCCTTAAACTTTACAACAGGATTACTCTCCCGAAATCGTGTAGTTTTTGAATGATTCGGGGTCCAAGGGCGGTCCATAGTACACCGCGAGGGAATCTTCAGTGCCCTCTGTCCATGTTTGGTGGTAGTACTTATTTTCATTGATTTCCCCTTGTGAGTGACAAACCTTACACTGCTCAATGGCTTGTTCTGCCTCGAATCTAACTTTAACATATCCGTTTCCTTTACAATGACTGCATATAATCATATCGCCTCCATAATATATTTCTAATTTTTTCCCAACGTATACGGTTAAATACTTCTTTCCCGTTCCGTGGTTCGCGAAGCGCTATCTTAGACAAACGCGCATACTCTCGTAGTAATCGTTCTTTCAGTGGTGTCTTGCGGCCCATTCTACACTTTCCTTTCTATTTTCTAATTCTTCTACTTTTGCCTCGTACTTGCGTTTCATGGATAGTCTACCAAGTATAAAACCCAATACAAACACGCCTACAATGGCAAGTATATGCCATAAGTGAAACATATTAATTTTCTCCTCTCAAAATACTGTTATGCTCTTCAATTTGTTTCAGCAGTATCTCAGCTTCTTTTTTAAGAAAGTCTCCTCTAGTTTTTAATCTTTCTTTTTGCCTAGCAATACCACGAGTTTTTAGTTCCTCTAACTGCCAGTTATATTTCTCTGCCAGTCTTTCTGTATCTTCTATATTAACTTGATTTCTTTTGTTTTCAGAAAGTCTACTTAACTTTTCGTTGTATTGCCGCATTAAAAAACTTCGATGTTTAAAGGCTTTTAATCCTTCTTCTGTTTCTAATACACCTTCTGCAAGTTCAACACGTCTTTTTATTTTTTGCATACTTCATTCTCCTAATTTTATTAACACACGACGTAACCATGAGTCATCTTTTTTTATCTCATAATATTTCCAAATACAATACTCCTTACTGTATATGCCATTTTTCGTACAATCATCAACATACATCCGAAAGGGCGTGTGTGTAATCCATAACCAGACACACGCCACAATCGTGACACAAACTATGATTGTTTTGATAAGTTGTAACATCGAATACAATACCAAAAAAAGTTATAACTACCCTTTTTAGCACCCATCATATTATCTGTGAGATACTCTTTATCACACTCCTTACAACACTTCTTTTCATACTTCCATTCTGGTTTAAATGGTCGGTATGACCTAAACCTTGGCATAATGGTTTCTGTTTTCATGCCGCTAGTTTTCTTTTCTTTGCTTCTTGTTTTACTAAATACGTTATTTGCATACCTGCCGATCGGTCATCGGCGGCGGCTATTTTCTTCAATAACTTATACGTCTCAATGGCTACTGCCACACTTTTAAACTTCTTTATGTTCATACAGCCTCTCTGTTTCTATAATCGCTTTCTGCAGCTTCGTGTTCAAGAACTTCTTCATGATCTCTTTTTAATTTTTTCTTTTCTTCAGCTCCTAAGTCTCTTTCAAAATAATATTTTTTAAAACCTACAAACTCGTAAGAACAACGAGCAAGATATTCTGGTGCATACTTAAACCAAGATTCATCAATTCTTGTTCCTGGTAAATAATAATCAAAATCCATCATCTTTTCTTCATCATCACCAGGCAAAGAATTTCTATCCGTTACAACTACTTCAGGATATTCTCTTTTAGGTTTTGATTTTATAATTAAAAAATGATCGTGATAACCATTCTGATCTATCCAATACTCTAATTCTAAATGCCAAGGCATATTTAAATTAGGAAAGGTATCTCCTTTATATCCTTTAAAATGATCTGAATGAATATAGTCCGTTGTTTTTAAAAACTCTGTGGCTTCTTCATAATTGTTTAAACTTATTATTGGTCTTCTCATTAACCTGTCTCCTTTAATTGATGTGGTAACTTTGATAAATGTTCCTGCATTTCGATGTCACCAAAATCAAAAGCAGGTTGTTCGGGTTCGTGAGCCGCGGTCGGACAAAACTTACGCCCTGCATTACGAGCCAAGTCATTCCATTCTTGTGCAAACTCCATATACAAGTTTGCCATTGTGGTATCACCCATTCTCTTTGCATCACGCGCATTTTCTATATAAGCTTTTGCTCGCGTCAAACG